TCACAGGCGGTCGGATTTTTTATTTTACGAAGTAAAATAAAAAAAATTGACGACGTGAAAAAACAAAGTTTTTTCACAGGCGGTCGGATTTTTTATTTTACGAAGTAAAATAAAAAAAATTGATAGTAAAATATATTTATAAGTTATTTGTATTTGGACCCAGTCCAATCATGTCTCAGATGAACAATTCTGTCACTAGGAGTTTTGCTCCACCCGAACGATATGAGCACTCGCTCATCATCGAGCCTAGCAGCGATGCAAGTGGCTCTATCAACGTCGAAGGTCTTGTGTCTCACATCAAGAACGCATCAACTGTTAAGCTTCCAAGCTTCAAGCTCGTTATGATTGATGAGGATAACCGCAAGGTTAGCTTTATTGATCACTCCAAGCGCACCAAGATTTCTCTTGATCGCAAAGAGCCCGCTAGAGAAAGGTACACACCTACTCTTGAAGCAGTTGGTGAAACCTTTGGTACCTGTGCGATTGAATATCGTGATCTCACCCCAGAACTTACAGAAGCGCGTGCCAACGAATACCGCGATTCAAGAAGCTTCATTTCCAATGAAAGCCTCTTCGTGAATTACGTTGTCCCCGCTTTAATGGTCAAATTCTCTCCAGAGAGAATTGCTGTCCATCAAGATCGCTTAGATGAAATTGAGAACTCTTACAAGTCCTTTATTGAAGCCTCTAAGAAGCCTCGAGCGACCCCATCCCCATCCCCATCCCCATCCCCAGTAGTTAGTGAAAGCCCAGTGCCATCAAAAAGCGCTAGGCAAGAAGCTAGCCCAACATACGATGTCTATGAGTGCTTAGTTACTTCATACGATGGTGAGGCATTCGATTTAATTGCGAATAATGGTCTCCAGCTCTTCATTTCTTCTCTTATCGTCGAGAAATTCTTTAATGATTTTCGCGGTATAGAGTCGATTGCTAATGAGTGGGAGAATCTTCGCAATGAATTGAGCCAAATTCACCAGAAGAATAAGCAAATGGAACAAAAGGTCAAGATGCTTCAAGACAGGCTTCAAAAGTCTTCTCAAGTGAGACGGGAAGAAGTCGAGAGAGAGCTCAACGCAGCATTAGGTAACCAAAGAAGATGGCTCCCCATCAACACAGCTAACCAAAACAGGATTCGTCCTGTGTGCAGTGCCTTACGTGAGATGAAGGATAATATCCAAGAATGGGCAGATTTTCGCAATGACATTTTTCGCAATGCGATTGAATACAAATTCATCATCACTGCGAAGAAGGGATCCGACCCGGATTTCCAAGTTAAAGCAATTTTGCCTAAATTCGTGGAAATTTCCACGACACCTGTCAATGGTGTCCCCACACCTAATAGTGATAGAGTCACACCACTGTTGCTGGAATCACCAAGCCCAGTTGCTGTCGTCAAGGATGCTCCATTCGCGAGTGTTCCCGCGCCCAGACGCCGCCCAGTGCGTCAATAATTTTTTTATAAAAAAAAAATTGATAGAAAATACAGCCATATTTTATTTCAACACCAGGACTATGTCCACTACCATGAATCAGCACAATGATTTTACTAGGAGTTTGGCTCCACCTGTTTTTACTCCCATCACAGTTTCTAAAAATGGAAAATCGTGGGACCCAGAGCATTATGTTATTCTTGAGCCCGCTGTTTCTAGCGATTTTAGGAAATATAATGAGAGTACTCTACAAAACGAAATACAAGAATGTTTCGATGAGGAACTACCAAAATACGATATGATGTTTTGGGACATAGAAGGTAATAAACAAGTATTCGTCTTAAAAAATGATCGCAGAACTGCTATCATCTTGGACAGAAAAGAAAAATTTAAGGTTAACGCCGCAAAAAGATTCGACTACAGACAAGAAACTGAATCGATTGGTGAATTATTCAATACTACTGGTACTGGTCGCCGGGATTTAAACCCCGAGATGACAGATATGGTAAATAGTAGAATTGAACAATCCAAGAGCAAAAATACTTATGTTGGAAATGATTTTTTGTTTTCTCATCGCATTGTTCCTGGATTGGAATCTATCTTCTCTTTATCTAGAATTACTACAAGTAGTGCTAGTGGAAGAATTGATAAGCCATTCGAAGAAAAAAAGATAAAAGAAAAAATAATCACAACTAGTGATGAAATTATTTCACCCACTCCAGTTAAGGCAACGTTAAAATCACCACCAAGATCAATAATTGAGGATTTACCAAAACCAATCTTGGAAGAAGTACCAAAACCAATCTTTGAAAAATTACAACAAAAAGAAATTATTGAAGAATCAATTAGTGCTGATTTTCCTCGTCGAGAGGAACCAAAATTAATCTCGAAACGTGTTTATTTAGCCCCAATTACATCTTATTCTACTGGACGTTATCACGTTGATACTAGAGATGGTAAATTTTGGATTACGCAAAAAACACTCGCCAATTTCTTGGAATCAGTCACAACCAAGGATTCTATCATTCGTTTATGGGGAGTAGTTCGAAATGAGCTCTCTACATTAAACATTAAAGATAGAAGACTTGATGAGAATATTTCCAAGTATCAAATGGAGTTCGATAATGCGAAAAAAGAAAAGAAATTCTACAAAATGAAAGAACTTCAATCACGTATTGATGATGCTTACAAAAACCGTGACAAGTTTAGACCACGCAATATCATTGAGAAGGAAAACTTAAACATTGAGTGTGACGCGCTTCGAGAAATGAAAGATAAAATTGATGATTTGAATTTATTCCTCACGAATGTTCCCAAAGCACTTACAATCGCATCCCCAGATACAGATTTCAAATGCGTCTTTTGTGTTAGAAAAGGAGTTTATCCCGATGGAAAGAGAGCTACTACAAGTGATGTTCTTGCTATTTTACCAACTACGAATCTTATGCAAATGCTTGACCCAGATAATTTTGAAGCAGCATCACTTATGCAAAAGAGTAAAGGAAACGATTCACGTCCAACATCACTCAAAATTGAGAATCTTGGACCAATTGATGAATTATTCCCTGCTCTTACAGCTACCCCAATTAGTTTTGGTTCAACACCTAGTCCTTGGACAAGTGGTAAGAACGTAAGAGAAATGGTTTCAAAGCCAGGAACTCCAAATAGCTCTTATTCACCATCTCCAACTCATAGACGTCTTACACCTTCAAGATCAACTCCTAAAAAGAAGTACTATGATGATGAAGAGGATGAATATGATGATCGATGTGACGATTACTCTGACGAGGAAGAGCGAGGATATTATAGAAGTCGTTGAAAAGAATGAAATTCTATTTTTATTTTAATTTATAACAATAAGGGTTTTCTATAATCCCAATCATATTCGACAAATTTTCGTTGTCTTAAAAATTTTTGATCAAGTGGTAGGGATTCAAGCATAAAAGTACGATCTTTATACAAAATATTAAACATTATTTCCTTGATGTCAAGTGGTAGAGGAAGACAATCAACTTTTTCTTGTATTTCTTTCCTAATTTTTATTTTTTCATAATCGAACTCAGATATTAGCATATAATAATAAATAAAAAAATGATTTTTATTTTATTAAATACATTTACTCATCAAAATGCAATCTTGGAAAATTATATTGGCGATAATATCATTATCACTATGCGTGTTAATTAGCGAGAGTAAAATGTTTCAAGTTCCAGATCATAGATATGAATTGAAAAGATGCACTGCAATAGAAGATGGATATGAATATAACAATTTATTTTTGGAAAAGAAAGGAGTGAGACCAGGAGACCCAGCTGTTAATTGTTGGTTCACTGATTATTATAGAGAAAAAGGAATTCTTCGTCCATACCCCCCAAAAACATATGGATTTACAGTGAGAATATTATGTGCAGTTATTATGGCAATTAGTATGTATTTAATATTTGAATATTAATGTGATTCTTGAGAGAAAATTTCGGTAAATTCACCATAATAAAAATACCAGCTACTATATTTTTGACAATTTCTATACAATTCGTTAAATTCATCAACTTTGTCTTTTTTAACAAGGTAATTTATAATTTCAAAACTACTTTTTCCCTGCAAATCTATGTCTTCTAAAGGTGGAATATGATCAATAATCTCTGAGTGGAAACACTTAATCTGGACCCCATTCTCCCAACCATTTTTTCTACTATACAAACGACCAACTTTCGTATCCATAATTATAACTAATAAAAAATTGATAGTAAAAATCCTCTAAAAAAGTTAAAAAGTCTTCTAACATGAAGGCAGGATTTACTAAATCACTTAAAGCTTTGTATAAGCTTCTTTTTTTTGTAGCGAGAGACTCCATTAAAGATGTTAATCATCTCTTTTTGGACTTCACTTGTTTCAAAATGTTTTGCATGGAAACTCATCCACACGTCTTACAAGGCGTGGAACGTTTTGAGATTCTAGGCTCCACTTACTTTGAAAATTACCTTAATTTTCATGATACTTTGTATGAACAATATGGTGACCGCGAATATCTCGTCGATTTCGATGAAAGAGACAAGATAGCTACATCCATTATTTTCTTTAAAGTGATTGAATACATCAAACAGGTTGTTCTTGAGGTCAAACCCAAGAATGGTCTTTGGATCGCTTTTGAAGGTAAGAAACCATTCGCAAGAATGTACGAAAAACGTGTTACTGAGCTGAGAAATGCTCTCAAGAAAACAATCGAATCTAAGTTGGAAGAAAGTTTTGAAGTGTTGAATATTGATCAAGCTACACCCGAGATGAGCAATGAAGAATTTATTCTCAAAGCTTTGGAAGGAGGTAGAAAGATCTTTAAAAACCTCAAAGTTGATACTACTAATTTTCGAAAGTTTTTTAACCAGTATCTTAAAGATACTCTCAAAGATCATTTGCTTGAGTCCATGAACCACGAGACTTGGATTAATTTCCAAGTTAATGTTCTTGGTGAGTTAAATGAATTTGGTGAAGGTGAGATGAAAATTGCCCAAAAAATTAAAGATATTGATGACCCTTCAAGAATTGTTATTTATGGAGGAGATTCAGATTTGATTTTGATTGGACTTTCTCTCTTACAACACAACATCTTCATTATGAAGGAACCTTATCCAGAGGATAATTCTAGAGATAGATTCAAATACATGAGTATTATTGAGCTCTCAAAACTTCTCTTTGATACCATTAATGGCAGACAATTGAGATTGAATTTGAATAGAGTAATGGATGACTTAATTGTGTTTTTTTCTTTGCTAGGAAATGATTTCTTTGCGAATATTCCCACATTTCATTGTGGGAAGAAAATTGCAGGAAAATCTTGTCTTGAATACCTACTTGATTGTTATTACTTTGTATCTTCAAGAGAGAATGCAAGAAATAAGTCAAGAGAGAAAATTTATTTGGTTAAAAGAAATGCTATTTGGAATGAGATCAATCTCTCATTTTTAAGAAGAATTTTCTATCAATTGAAGATCAAGGAAGGAAATATTTGGTTTAATGACAAGAGATCTACTGAGAGAAATTACACACCTCAAAGAAATTTGCCATGTGAAGTTAATGATACACTTTTCAATAAGATTATGGATAACCCTTGTTTTCATATATATCATGAAAGTACAATCAATCAATCGTGGCAAGCGATTATCAATCAATGCAGTCCTATTTTTACAGGAAAATTAATGACTTTAAAAGATACTGATCATACACCGGAAGGTTTCTTAAAAATATCAAGTGAAAGTCGCAAGAATTATTATGTAACTTCATTTTGGAGTAAATTCCAAGATGTAGCAACTGAACCAACATTTGGAAGGATTGTTCCTCAAGGATCAAATCTACCCCAAAATTGGGTTCAAGTGAATATTCACGATGAAGAATTATTTGAGAACAAAGTCAATGGTATCTGCAAAGATTATTTATTGGCTATTAAGTATTTGATGGACTATTATTTGAGCTTCTCTTGGAATAATGCTTTTTATTATCCCCACGCAGCTGCTCCTTTAGCTTCTGACCTGTTTAATGTTTATGATTTTCCTTTAAATTCTACTCACTTAAATGAGCATTATCCTATTCAAGGGAATGAAATGACATATTTGGCTACAAAATTATTGACCACAAATACTTTGAGTTTTGATAACTTTGAAGAACCAGTGAAAAATCTATTGAGAAGTAAGGTTGAAACGGATGATCGCTACAGAGAATATTTTTCGAACATCGAAGATGTCAAGTGGAATCACTATGACAAATACTATTACAAGGAAGTTGATCCAGTTGTTAAAGATTTGAATGTCCCATTGATCCAGGAGTTTATGAATGAACTCATTGCAAACAATCCAGGATATGAATTCAAAGACAATGAGCCACATTTCTTTTAGAGAATTAGTATTTTTTTCATCAATGAGTATTCGGAAAATCAACTAGTATTAGACAACAAACTAGTTTTATAATAAAATTTAATCACTTTGCAATTTCTTGGAAATTTGTATTTTGTGCTCACCAAACAAATCCTTAAAATCTTTTCGAAGTTCCTTAATGTATGGATAACTTTCATAAATAATCAATTTCTTAAGATTGGAAGGTAATTTTTTGATTTTAACTGTGTATGATAGTGGTAATTGTAGATGCTCAATGGAGTCTGGTAAGTTGTCGATACTTTCATTAAAATGACTATCATAAATGATTACCAATTTGTTAAGCTGTCCTGGTAAATTGTCAATTTTTTGATTGAATTTTTTCCCAAGATATAATGTCCTAATTTTAGAAGGCAAAAAATCAATTGGTTGATTAAACATGTCTCCTAAAAATAATTGTTCCAATTCACCAGGAAGATTGTCAATTTTTTGATTAAAAAATGAGTCATAAATACTAAAAAAAGACAATGTTTTCAAAGAACTGGGTAGATTATCAATTGGTTGATCAAAATCTCCACAAAATGATAATGATTCCAATCCAGCAGGTAAATTATTAATTGGTTGGTCGAAATTTCTTCCAAATTTAAGATACTTCAAGTTCTTGGGATATTTTGCGATAGGTTTATTGAAGCAAAATCCAAAAATAATTTTTTCAAGTGATCCTGGTAGATATAGCTTACCAGCTCCTCTTCCAATGTCTTGATTAAATGCTCTTCCTGTAGAAAATTCCTTCAACTTGGGAGGCAATTTAACAATTGTATAGCGAAAATCTTGAACAAGTAAAACTTCCAATTTGTATAATTTTTCCAATTGATTGATTGGATAACTAATTGCCATATTCTCCCTATCTTCCATCAATGTAATTTTCTTAACACCATTGTTAATATGTCTTCTCATTATTCTAATTTCCTCATTAGTAATTTCGTCGTCACAATCTATATGAAACTCAACAGTTTCTTCGTCAACTAAATCAATAGTCATTTTATTTAGTTTAAATCTATCTTATAATTAATCAATTTTTAGTAGAAAAAAAGTGAAATAAAAAATTAGTATTCACATATTAATATAAATGCCAAACTGGTGTATTAGTAGATTAGAAGTCACTGGAGAAGATATGCTCAAATTTGAAGAAGATGTTCACGATGGGAATAATTCATTATCTCTTGAAGAATTGATACCTATACCTAATCTTCATTTCTTGAAATACGATGAGCTAAAAGAAATACTTGACGAAAGTGAGTTAAAAGAATGCATTTTTGACAAAAACGGATCCCTTGATTGGTATGAATATTCTTGTTCCAAATGGGGTACAAAGTGGGATGTTAATGTAATTAATTTCAACTCAACTGAGGATAGCTTGTCTTACACATTTGAAAGTGCCTGGTCACCTCCCGAGAGTTGGTTAGTTACTGTTTCGCAAGCATACAATGCAAAATTTGAGATGACTAGTTATGAAGAGGGATGTGATTTTTGGTACCGTATTGTTATCGAAAACGGAAGAGTTATTGAAATCGAGGATATGACTATTCGTGATAGATTATTAGCTAACTTAAATGAAGATTCTTCATTTGAAAAAGTAAAAGAAAAATTTTACAAAAAATTAAGTGAAATAGAATACGATGAAGATAAAAAAGTGGAAGAGATTGAAGAATTATATGAGATAGTTGATTACCTCGATTGTGAATTTGGTTCTTGGCAGCTATATAATTTATTTGATGAATATCGCGAAGAATACTACAAAAACAAAGGAATAATCATTTAGGAAAAAAGTGAAATATTTAAAAACAATATCTTATATAATATAAAATGGGATACGCATGTTTACATCATCGTGATGACTTTTGTCATACCAACAGTTCTACAAATACCTCAATAAATCCAATCTCAATTCCTTCAAGCTCATCAGGTGAAGCTGGTGTAGGTGGTCCAATTACAAATTTTGTTTTCAATGGACCACTTAGCTCGGATATTACTGGTCTTGTTGGAGGAGAACCTCAAGATTATTATGGTATGTAATTATCTAAATATTTCAATTATAATTAAAATCTTGTGAAAATTTATAGTCCATATGAATTTGGGGATCGAATTTGATTATTGCCTGTGTCGTTGTTATTTCCTAATCCAAATATGTACTCAACGCCACTGACAACATCGTGAGCTCCATTTTCAATATGCTGTCCTAAAGACTGTAAAAAAGTATTAGCATTAGTCATTTTATATAAATAATACATACAAATTATTTAAATCAATTTTTATAATTTATTTAAGTCTATCAATTTCTAATTTTAAATTAACAATTGTTTCTTTTAATCCATGAAGTTCTTTATCAAAATTTCGATACATATACTCTACATTTGCTTCATCAATTTTAGCAATCAATGAAGAATTGTATTTCTTTTTTTGTTGAATAATACTTTCCATGAATAAAATATTCTTAAGAGAAGGTTGATAATCATAATGTTTTAATTTTCGAATTCTCCTTCTAATAAATAATCTCAATTTAAAAAATGTAATTATCACAGAGAAGACAGATCCAATCCAAATTACTACAGTGATAAGTCTTTGATAAGTATCTTGACACCACCAATTTCCAATGTTCCAAAATCCATTTAAACAAGTAGTACAAGAACTGTAACCTTGTCCTAGAGTATATTGACCATCTTCACAAGGAGTACAAGCAGCAGATCCTTTACCTGCGTAAGTATCTTTGGCACAAATTATAGGTGCAATGGATGCAAATTGACAAAAATGACCCTCTGGACAAGTCTCACAAGCACTGCTACCATTTTTAGAAGCATATGTACCAGGACTACAAGGCGAAGGAAATTGACCATTTCCTGGACAATAACTTCCTTGAGAACAAGGAATACAAGATGACTCCAAAGTATTTGCAGTAGTTGTGCTATAAGTGCCAGAAGGGCACGATATCAAAGACGAGCTATCTGGGCAGTAATAATTACTTGGACAATCTTTTGGAAAAACCGATCCTCGATTACAAATTGATCCTAGATAACAAGGTAAGCAAGAATCTGTTGATGTTTGACCATTTTGAGTATTATATGTTCCAGTTGGGCATTTTGTGCACTCATCAATTGATTTCAAACCAGTTGAACTGCTATATGATCCAGATGGACAAGGTATGAGGTTATTTTGGGAATTTCCAATACAGTAATATCCTTTTGGACAAATCACTGGATTAGTATTTCCAAATTGGCACACATATCCTGGGAAACAATTGTTACACTGGTTTGGGTTAATAGATTGGTATTTACCAATTTCACATCCTCCAAAAACATTCACTTGATTAACGTAAATTGGATTACTACTCGATTCTCCTCCTGCAAATATAACTAAATCTTGTTTAGTCAATAACGCAGAAGCACCATTCGCAATTCCATTCGCTAGTTTAAATGATGATTGTTTTCCAATGTTAAAATCAATATAATCCGCGATATCTGCAAATATTGCAATGAATCCATAAAAATATTGTTCTCCTCCTAAGAAGAATACGCGATTTAATGATGGAATTGCTGCAGCCATTAGTGACCTTCTTGGTTGAGATAAATAGGCAGGATAAAATACAAAGTTATTCACATCAAATATCTCGATTGAGTCTAAATCTTGATTATATCTATCTCTTCCACCTGCAAAAAATACTAAACCTAAATTTGGCAAAGAAGATGCTGCACATTGTGTCCTAGCTGTAGTCATATTATATAAGTACCATGTTTTGGTATAAACATTGTAAACATCAACAGATGGATATACATTTAAAACATCATCTCCTCCTCCAAAAAAAATTAGATTTAATCTAGATATTGAACTAGATGCAATATTTAGCCTTTTTGAAGATAAATATGATATTGACCAAGATTTGTTTTTACAATCATAAATATCTACTACATTTTGGGGACCATCATTATTCACTCCACCCGCAAACAAAACATACCCATCGCCGATTGAAGCTGCTGCTAGACTATTTCGTTGAATGGATAGCTTAGATGTTGTCCACATTGATGTATTTGCATTGTATATATCAACTACATCATAGCTTACATCACATCGAAAACTACAGCCACCTGCAAAAAAAACTAGATTTTCTTTTATATAATAACTGGCAGCCAGTAATTGGCGAGGAACAGTTAAATGTAGGATAGTCCATTGATTTGTATTTGCATTATACACATCCACATTATCAATTGCACTAGTAATATCTTTACCTCCTCCAAAAAAAGCAAGCCCTTGATCTGGTAATGATGTACCTGCTAGGAAACCTCTACTTATTGAGAGTGCTTGATTATTAACAATATCAGCTGATATTTTTAATAAATTAATTAGTAGTAAAAATTTTATCATTTTGTTGTTTAAATGACAGTAAAATTTTATATCATTTTTTTCGATCATTCAAGTTCTCCTAGTTTAGTCTCAGCATTTATGCCTTCCCTTGTAATTAAATCGATTCCTGTTATTATATCATGTTCACTAGGATGTTCATTTATATATTGCATAACTTGGGTATCAACTTTGATAGTTTGAGATAAGATGTGATTAGCATAATTCATTTATATAAAATATTTATATAAAATAATTCCATAAAATTAGCTTCTTCTTTTAAGAGGTCCTGATATTTTTCTTCTTCGACGATCCTTTACCATAAAATTATCTTGGGATCTATATCTTTTTCCAATAAATCTCATAACAAAATAAATAATAACCACTACAATGATTACACAAACAACCACACTCACTAAATTATTACCACATGAGTACATTTATATATTATTAGATTATTTTCTTTTATAATAGTAATTTAATTCTCCTGTTCCTTGAAATGAATCAGCTTTTTTTCCCCCAAAATAACTCATTGCTAAATATATTATTACAATTAAAATGATTATTCCAATAATAACACTCACTAAATTATTTTCACAACCTACTTTCTTCATCATAAAATATATAAGATTATTTTTGAGACTTATTATGAGATGTTCTTCAACTCATCCAATTTTTGGGAACAATTTGGGATTGATGTTATTTTCTCGATTAAACTATATCTCATTGCTTTAAGAAGAGAAGCTCCATCTTTCTTCCAGTACTTTCCTGCATTTGCGGATAATCGTGCTTCCAATCGATCTTCTTCTGGTACTTCCTCCGCTAATGTTGTAAAAATATAAATAAAATTTTCCTTGTCTTCTTCAAAAAGTTTATTAGCCATTGCTGCCAAAGTAGGTGTTGGGAAATTTTCATAATCATAATCCTTTCCACAAAACTCCTTAATTTTATTAATAAAATCATTCACATTTGCAAAGTTTTCGCGAGTTTTATCTCTATTTTTAACAAACCAAATAAGAGCCCCTAAAACCAATACAGATAAAATAATTACTATAACAACTTTCGTGTCAATTTTCTTAGACTTAACCATTAAATTATAAAAGAATTTTATTTTTTATTTTTATATTTTTGTAAAAATTAGATGATAATTTTATTATTTGAATTATGGAAATTAAAGCATATGAATGGATTCAAAATAAAATAAATAATTTATCTCAAATTGAATTATTTGAAACGAAAAACTCATTCTATAGTATTGATGAAGTAAATTTCTTATGTAAATTGCAAAAAAACACGAAAAATTTAGCTGTTATTTTTCATGGAGCATCTATGCCAACTGGAAAAGATAGGATTGTCTTTAGAGGATATGAATTTATAATGGATGACTCGGATATTTTGTCAATAAGCGATAATATGTTGAACATTTATAAAGATCAACAATTTTTTTGGTTTCAAAACACATTAAAGCATAAATTTCATAAAAAATACAAAAAAATTATTGAATATTTTGTGAATTCGTCAAAATACACAAATATTGTTTTCACCGGTACATCTGCAGGTGCATATCCAAGTGTTTATTATGCATCATTATTCCATAAAATAGCTTTAATAAGCAATCCACAATTATATCTCGAAAAATACAACGGATTTAAAAAGGTAGCTTCATTCATTAAAAATCAAGGTGACGATTTTGAATACAAAGATAAAAATATTGAGAAAACAATTGAGAAAACTTATCCTCAAAAAATAGTTCTTTATTGTAATAAAAAAGATGATACTTATGAAGTTCATGTCAAACCTTTTGTAGAATTTATGAAAAAAAATAAATTGGATAGAGAATTAGATTTAAGGGGTTTTGTACCAGATGAGATACCAGATGGTAAAGATCACCATCAAATCCTTTTCCCAAATGGATTGAATCATAATACAATCCTCAATAACTTCTTTTCCTCAATCTAGAGATACTCATTTATAAAAATTTTTTTATCAACGTATTTCTTTTTTAGTTCATCTATATGACTATATCTCCAAGAAACCTGAATATTTTGTATTGACTCTGGCAAATTATCCAATCTATGATTGAAAATACATTCTTCATCCATAAAAAATAAATCTTTTAAATTTTTTGGTAGATTATCAAGAGGATGATTAAAATTCGCTCCAATATGAAGTTCTCTTAAACTTGGAGGTAAAAAATCAAGAGGTTGATTAAAATCTTCTCTCAAAAACAATGTTTCCAATTTAGAAGGTAAATTATCAAGAGGTTGATTAAATTTGTTTCCAATTGTTAAATGAATTAAATTTTTAGGTAAATTATCTATTCTTTGATTAAATTCATCTCCAAAATATAATGTTTCAATATTATCTGGAAATATTATATCATCAATTGGTTCATTGAAGTAAAATCCCATACTAATTCTCTTATAATTTACCATATCATCTATAAAATCTTGACGATTTTGATAATGATCTATATCCATCCATTCTTTCATTATTAGCTTACTATGTAGAAATTTTTTTAAGTTATTTATAATATTTCTTAATCTTTTCTTGGTATTCAATTGGGATATCCACTTTGAATATTCTAGGGATAATAATTACATTAAGAGAAGTTGGTAATTTCGATATTTTTTCGTCAAAATCACATATATTTTCACACATATGGAACTCTATTATTCTAATGGAATCAGGTAAATTATCTATATTTTGATTAAATGCATTTCCAAATGTTATTATTTCCAATTTATTGGGCAAATTATTTACTGATTGATTAAAAAAATTTCCTAGCTTTAATACTTTAAGTGAGGTTGGTAAATAATCGATCGGTTGATTAAACATACAACAAGAAGAGAATTCAAGAGTATGTAGAAAATTTGGTAAATTATCTATTCTCTTGTTGAATTCCCAACCAAAATTTATCTTTAACAATGTACTTGGCAAATTATGTACATCTTGATTAAAAGTTCCACCAAAATTTATTTCTTCTAGATTAGGTGGTAAATTATCAAGAGGTTGATTAAATGAGAATCCAAATTTTATCTTCTTGATGGAATTGGGTAAATTATTTACTCCTCTGTTAAATAATTTACCGAAAATAATCTTATTAACATTCTCCATATCTTCTAGAGTTTTAATTGATAATTCTTCATTAAAATTTAATCCAAAAAGCATCGTTGTACCATCGATTCTATATGATGCCATTTATTTGACAAATATAGACCTTTTTAAAAAATCAATTTTTTATAGAAAAAAGTGATACTAATTATTTGTAATTTTCTATCTAATAAAAATGACAACCGGAGACAAAATTGAAAATTCAGATTTTCTTGAATTTACCTTAGCTTCTCAATGGTGGGGAAAAAATATGAAAGATGCCCCTCACGAAAATGTTTTCCTTTTCATGAAGAGTCTTATTGTTCGATTATACGAAAGATGCAAGGATCATTGGTATCCAGATGACCCATCAAGAGGATCAGGATATAGAGCGATTGTGAATGATTATTACGTCGATTCAATTTTGATTGAAGCTTGTAGAGATGCAAAGATTCATCCAAACCGATTACCTGGGCAAATTGTTCAAATAATAAGTCCTGGAATTGTTAGAGTGAGAAGCTTGAATAATGACAAAGAAGAAATTATATACAAAAAAAATTATAAAAGTGAGTAAAAAATGTAAAAAAATAAAATACTTTATTTTACTTATGCAAAATGTTTATTATGAAAATGGTAAAAAATATTCAAGATCAGGAATTCTTCCTTTTATCCCTTCAAGAATAGCAAATGAAATATCCAATGAAATTAATAATTTATTAAGACAATCGAGAGGAAGTATCAAAAAAGAAGGATGGAATGAACTAACATGTGTTCTTCCAGTAAATTTTTCCAATCCAGTTGAAAATTGGGTAAATAAAATAGATCAAGGTGACTTAGAATACTTAGATAAATACATTAGAGACAATTATGATGATGAAATAAGTAAAAAAATATTGTCTTCTCCTTTAAAACCATATTGTTTATTGGAGGAATTATTAAGATTAATTAATGATAACTTTCCTTTAGAGAGAATTAATCTTGATAGTATAATTGGAATAGAACCCGGTAAAACAGACACAGAAAATAATACACAAAATTTTTATAATTTTTTTGGAGGGAGATTTGACAATAAGCTTGACAAAAATATAAGGGACACTGCAATTCGAGAAACTAGAGAAGAGGGATTAATAAAATTTCACAATGAAATATTTAATTTAAATTATCAAAGGAGAATAAGAGAAAAATTAGGGCTTGAAAATTTACCCATGAATGTTGAATATTGTGTAAATAAAACATCCAAAAAAAATCATAGATCATACATCTTAGTTATGGATGAAAATATTGATTATAGTATTGAAAAAGATGATAATGGTTTATATATTTTAGTAAAATTAAAAGATTCAAAGAACAGAATGTTCACTAGGGTTGGAGTTCTCCCTTTTTTAAAACCACCAAAAGCAAAAGAATTAGGGCAGATCATTGATTCATTCAATTGTGTTAAGATAAATAGAGTTATTTACAATATAAAAAATAAAGTAAATAATCTTCAAGATACTAATATTGCGGCTGTTACATCTTCCAGTGTTTTTAGTAATGAAAATTGTTGGTACCAAAAATTACATAATGAACAGGTTGATAGAGTAAGAAGATTAGCTGAAGTTGAATTGAAGGATGAAAATAAAAATTTAGCAAATGATAAATATATAAGAAACATTGCTCTAGGAAATTTAATCGAAGAACTTAAAAAAATATTACCCAATCATAGTGAAATATCTCAATGGTGGGATAATGTTTTAACAGTAGAGCCAGTAAGACAAAAATTTGTGATGAAGCAAAAAAGAAATAATTTTGGATATTTTACTGGAAATATTTCAAATGATGATTCATCAATATTAGAAATTGCTAAAAAAGTAACACTAGAAGCGTGTTTGTCAATCGATGATTCAATTTTCTCACAAGAATATCAAATAAATATTAGGTCATCCAATAATGTGAACATACCTCTAACAATTGATATTCCATATACTGATAAAAATAATACAACTTATTATACAAAAGTATTTTTAGTATTTATGGATAATATAAAATTTACAGCAAAAGCCAAAGAAAAAGGAATAATTTGTAATGTTTCTCCAATTTAGGAAATGATTTTTTTATTCGATTTATTTTAATTTTTATAAAATAATTTTATTTATGCCAAGATTATACCTATTTCGTATAACTAATATCCAATCAAGGGATGTGAGAAGAGTTGCCATTCTCTCAAAAGATAATAAGCCAGAATTAGACTCCATAGTTACAGGAGAAGTAACTGGATATTTTGATAAATTCAAATTCAAAAACGATAATGTAGATTATAAAGCTCAGATAGATATAAGTGACCCTAAGTATGAAGCCATAATAGATAAATTATCAAGTAGTGAAAATCCTGTTACAAAAGTTATAAATGAGGGTGGAAAATATATTTTTGTTGTGGATAAAGAAGAATTATTATTAATTAACTTAACTGGAAGATATTCCAATTTCATTGAATATCCAATTGTCTATATTATTTAATACATCTTTTCTATTTCTTTTTCAAATCGTTGAGCAATTTTTGATCTTTTTAATTTCATCGTTGGAGTCATTAAATCGTTTTGAATAGTAAAATCCTCATTCAAAATTGTGAATTTTTGAATTTTTTGCGCATTTGATATTGGTTTTTCATTGTATTTATTTATAGCTGATTGTACATAATCGTTCCATTTTTTTGATTTGACTGATTGTTCAATATTTTTAGCATCTTCATCTATTTTTTTGGGTAATTCATTAATTGGTAATGTAACCAATGCAGTTAGATATTTTTTTCTATCTCCAATTATAACGATTTGAGATATTTGAGGACAATTCTTCTTTATTAAATTTTCAATTATAACTGGAGCTACATTTTCACCTCCAGCTGTAATGATCAATTCTTTCTTCCTTCCTGTTATATATAAATATCCATCCTTATCAATTGTTCCAATATCTCCAGTGTGGAGCCAATTATCTTTGTCAAGTGTTTCACTTGTCGCATCTTTATTTTTTTTATATCCAAGGAAATTATTGGAGCCTTGATAAAGAATTTCACCATCTTTGGCAATTTTTACTTCTCCAATTAAAGGTTTCCCAACAGAACCCTTACGGTAATTTCCTTCATTACTTGCTGTTATCACTCCACAAGTTTCACTCATTCCAAATATCTCATATATAACAATATCTATCTTACTAAAATAATCAAGAGTATCTTTTGAAATAGGTGCAGCACCACTAAAAAAATATTTACAGTCACAAAATCCAATTGAACTTTTAATTTTAT